CCGAGCATCGCTTCTTGCAGAATCTTGACCGGATCAAGCCCATCGGACTGCTGCTCGGCCATACGGCGCAGCAAATCGTTTAGATCGCGCTCGGCATCAATGACCGCTTTATCCAGTCCGGCGAATTTACCCGAAAGGAGATCAGCAATATCTTGGTCGCTTAGCTGCAATCCAAGCAGCGACGGATTAAGCTTGTCTGTCACTGAAAGATTCGACATCGCCGTCATAATTCGATTCAGTGCATCTGCTGCCGACTCGCCGCTCTTTTGCATCGCCAGCGCTAAATCCCAAAGCGACTGCGCGGCCTGGTCAATTGACGTGAATAGCGCGCCATCCTCCGTGAAAACGAATAGGCGATCGACATAGAGTCGCAGATTCTTATACATCGACTTTGCGACTTGGACCGCCGCGAGCGCGGCTTGCGGATCGCTACCAGCGTCAGAAACCATGACTTCCAGCATTTCGCCAAGCAAGCGACTTCCAGCCCGCGCCATCTCGTCGCTTTTCATTGCGCCGATCATGTGCGTGAGTTCCCATTGGACGATGTTTCTAATCATCGAATCAATGGACTCGCCGGACGTTAGATGAAATGACGTATGATTATAGAGTGACTTCCACTGGATGGCCGCGTCGCCAAGCATACTTGCAACGGCGTCCATTTCTTGATTGACTTTATCAAGTGCAGCTTGAATGGCGCCTGCGTCCATCTCATTAGAATTGAGTAGGCGGAATTGACCACCGCTAATATCAATGGCTGCCCATGGATTTGGCTTATCTTCTTTTTTTCCGCCAAACAGCTTGCCGAGAAAACCACCACCGCCTCCGCCGATCACGCCACCGAGGATAGTGCCAATTCCTGGCAAGATCATACTGCCGATAATTGAGCCAGCTGTAGACCCGATAGTTGTGCCGAGTTGAGAGGCTATTGATCCGTCACCGAGCAGTGATCCGGCCAGTAGTCCACCAATGCCGCCGAGGCCGAGCGCCCAGTTCGGCGTCATAGCGAGATTCGCCACGCCGGCCCCAATCCAATTGCCCGACAACCCCAAACTTCCGAGGCCCCATGCGACTCCACGACCAAGCGACGTGCCCATTGATGTGCCGCCGAGCCAGCTCCCAAATCCGCCTAGCAGCCCCGAGAATCCGCCTGATGCCGCACCAGCGGCCCCTGTAGCGCCCCCAGCGGCAGCATATCCAGGTAGCTGCAAAGCCGCACCAATCGCCACCGTGAGCCGCTGCGTGGTAAGCATATGCGCCACTTCCGCGAGCCACCTGAGTAGCATCCGCTTGAGCGTTTCGAGCGTGTCACTGGTGCCCTCGAATAGATCCATCCACAGATTGGCAAAGGCATCGTCAATGCGCTGGACGGTCGTCTCCCATACTTTCGTCCACGTCGACGCGACCCGCTCGACTTCCGGCGCTGACTTCGCCATCTCCGCCCGCATCTTTTCCAAGATCTCGATGGCTTGCGCTTGCGAGAGCCCGGCCGCTTTCGAGGCAATGGCGAGAGCGGCTTGAGCCGCGGCGTATTTGCGAGCAGCCGCCTCGGCTGGCAGGTACTGACTGATCAGGCTCTCGACTTGCGACTGCGCCGCTGCGAGCGCTTGCGCGATCTTGGCTTGACTGTCATCGATCGCCGTGGCGGTACTGCGACTCAGTGAGACCATCGCCCCACCGGCGCTTTCGACGATTTTGACAGCCGCATCAGCATAGGCTCTTGTTCGCTCACCCCATGCTGCTTGATTCGGGCCGCCATGGTAGTACGCGAATTGCTCCCACAGCGTCAGACCCTGCTTAGCCGCTTCGGCGAGGTATTTGGCAGCACCCTCAGCCTGTCCTTTAAATGTCGTCATATCCGCGCCCAGTCCTTGAGCAGTGGCGCGAGCCATCTGGAACTCGCCCACAATCTCAGTGACCGCGCCTTTTGCCGCGGCGAGGTCTTGCACCATGCGGGACGAATCAACCCCGGCGGTTTTGCCTCGCCCTGATTCCATTTTCCATACGGCATCGAGTTGGCCACGCAGGAGCCCGTATTGCTGCTCAAGATCCGCTACAACCTTACTTTCTCCTACCAGTGCCTCACCGTAGTCTTTCGCCGCTTCAGCTGCGGCTTTCGCCCCTTCTCGCTGCCGCGCCCAGGTCTGATCCTGCTGCTGGTCCATCTCGGCCAGGGCGGTCTTGACATCACCGAGGCGCTGGGCGAGCTCTAGGAGCTGACCCTGGGAGATTTCCAGCTCGCGCTGGACACCCGCGCGCCCGAACCAGCCGGACTGGTCAATCTGTTGCGAGAGGCGGTAGATCTCCTCTTGCTTGGCTAGGATCAGGCCGTAGAGGCGGTCAGCTTCTTGGCGCAGGTTTTCGTAGCCGAAGGCGCCGGCCGATAGCGCGTCAGCGAGCTTGTCGGGGTGGACGCCTTTGTCGAGATAGTCGACCGCCCAGCGGATGTTGTCGATAAACTGACCCGCCTCGCGTAGCGCGACCCCGAGCGCACCGGTCAGCCCGGTCGCGTCATCGATGGCGACCGCCAGGCCCTTGAAGGCGGTCGTCATGCGATTCCATTCGGCGGTCAGGCCGCCAATCTGCTCGCCGTCGTCATAGAGCGCATTGAGCCGCGCGGCAAGCTTGGGAAGTAGGTCATCGGCGGTGACTTGGCCGGTGCTGAGCAGTTTGTCGAGCTCTTCAGTGGTGACACCCATCGCCGCCGCGGCCGCTTGGAACGCGCCCGGCAGTCGCTCGCCAAGCTGGCCACGCAGCTCCTCCGCAGAGACCTTGCCCTTGCTGATCATCTGCTCGATGGCGAGCAGCGCGCCCTCGGTGTCGGCTGACGATTTTCCCAGTTTGGCCATTGCCAGGCTCACCGCCTCGAAGATGTCGCGCGCTCTGGCCCCCTCGAGCGTGGTGCCCTTGGACGCGGCCGACAGGCTGACATAGGCACTCGCCGCGCTAGACACCTCCAGCCCGAGCCGGTTCGCCACGTCAGTGATGTAGGCCATCTCGCGCCCAGCTGCCGATGCTGACCCGGTCACCGCTGTCAGGCTCGCGGCCAGCCGATCGGCGGCAATATTGGCGTCCAGGTAGGCTTTCGCCAGCGCTCCGCCGCCGAGGACGGCGGCAATCTGCCCGGCCATCGCTTTGAATGCGCCACCGACTTGTCGACCCGCGCGCGCGCCCTCGTCGCCGAAGCGGCGGGTCTCGTCGGTCACGTCGCGGATGTCGCGAATGGCCGCACTGCCGTCGGCATCGATCTGAATGGTCAGTGACAGTGGGCGCGCCATGGCGGCTCCTTATTGATCGAACTGGTAGCCTGACAGTCCAGGCACGCCGTGAGCCGATGGCAGTGTCTTCGTTTTCGCTGCGCGGATCTCACGATACTCGCGCTCCATGTCGAGCATGGCGCTCATGGCTTCGACCGGCGATTCGGACAAGTCGCGATGGGCAATGAGGACCGCCAACTCGCCGCGGTCAAAACCCTCCATCAGCACCGGGACCATGCCGCCGCCCACCCGCCAGCACGGCAGCGCATCAAGGAAGAGCTGGATTAGCGGCACCTGATCAAGTGGAATGAGCGGCGCGGTGCAGTCATCGCACCATCGCCGCTCGCGCCGAATATCCATGCAGGCACCGCACTCTTTCGCCCCGGTTTGCTCAGGCTGTTGATGCCCAGCAAACCATCTCAGCCATTCCGAGCGGTTTTTTTTGCAGCACCCTCGGACGCTTCCAGCAGCCCTTGCCAGATCGCAGCGAACCAGTCGGCACGATTGAGGAGCACCGCCTTGATCTCGTCAGTACAGGGCAGAGGCTCCTTGTCAATGCCTTGGAAATCCCACCCGACGATATGCGAGCACAGTAGATCCGTCCTCGCAGTCAACTCGCTCTCGTCCATGCGCTCGACGAGCTCGGTCAGAAACGCCTGCTCGACAGCCGCGTCGTCAGTCTCGCGACTCGCGCGAAACTGCGAGCCGGACTTTGCCAGCTCGATGTCGGCGCGGCGATACCGCGCGACGACGAGCTTATCCAAAAGTTTATATTGGACTTTTGCCTCTTGAGGCTCGCAGTTCTCGTCTAGCAGCTCAATTGTCTGCCAGCGCTTTGGCGCTGCGGATAAATCAACGCGAATCATATCAACCCCCGTTAGTTGGAAATGAACAACCCAGCCGCCGCATTCGGACTGAGCAAGGTCGCCGTGATGGCGGACGCGGAATCTTTCCACATCTCGAACGGAATCGTCACAGAGATTCCGCTGCGAGTATTGATCGGCGGCGCGAATAGCCCGACATCACATTTCGGCATCGTGATCGTCAGCTTCTCGTTGCCCGTGGTGCCCAGGCCCGTCCCAAACGTCAGTGTAATGACGATCGCGACGGTTCCTCTTGCGAGCGCGCTGGTCAAGAGATTGGCAGCCGTGGTTGAGAACATCAGCTCCATGGACCCGTTGAGCATCAACCGACCTTCAGGCAATTCGCCACGCTGGCCATACGTCGATCCAGTGCATGGCAGCGTATAGATGCTCGTATCGAGCTCATTATCGAAATTCAGTGTCAGTGACTTGATGCCGCACGCGCTGACAGTATCGATGGTCACCGCCACGTGCTCTGTCCCAAATGGGACATGAGTCGGAACGCTTGGGGTCGCATCCAGCGGGGTGGTAGCCTCAACCAATTTCGCCCCGGACGCTTGCATATTGAGCGTGACTGGACCTTCTTGGTTGACTTGGAATGTTGCTGAGCCGATGCGGCATCCTGGAACGCGATACACCTTGTTTGACACATCGGTGCGCATATCCAATTCAGTCACAAAGGACGTAAGCGCTTTCGGGGTGAACGCATGTGAATAAGGCGCCGTAGACCCTGTCGTGGTTGGCAATCCAATAATATGCGCTAACCAGAAACCAATGGTCTGAGGAGCGACCGTCACCAGAATATTCGCCCCAGCATCGATATTGCCGTAGAGCTTGCGTGTCGGCTCGCGACTATCCGACATCGTTGGATCGTCGACCATGTTGCGTGACGCAGTCAGCTCTACCGTCTGCACGGGCACCTGATAGGCGTTCGGATCGACAATGGCCGTATCCCACAGCATTTCACGATAAAAGCATTTGACCGTTGACCAGCCTTTTGCAATCGGCATCGATTATTCCTCCGGCTCGACGATGACAAAGCCCTTGACGGTCACAAGGCGCAACGCCTCATCGTCGTCTTCGATCTGGTACTCAACACCAGGATAATAGGGGCCCACACGCACCCATGGGCACGGGGTTGGTAGCATGACGGTCGTCATTGTGATAATCCTCGATCAGGTTGAAACTCACCAGCAGCGCTCGGCGAGCGTGGTCTCGGTCGAATAGCGCTCGACCCAGTGGTAGCTCCGATAGACCCCGCGCTCCTGCATCAGCAGCTCGCCGCCGAGGTAACGCAGGGGCGACCAGTGCGCATCGACGCTGACGCCGGCCAGCGCGGCATAGACGAACCCACGCAAATCTCGCAGGGTCACGCGGGAGGCGTGCCCCTCATCATCCGGGGTCGGATCCTGCACGCGCAGCACCAGTGCGATGGTCTCCACCGCGGTGTCGCCATTCCCCAGCCCGCCAGGCCCCTCAATCTGCGTGCGCTCGGCGACCACTTGGACGCGATTCGGGACCTCGGCCACGCGCGGATCGCGGGTGTCATCGACCTCGCCGAGCTCGTAGACCGCGACGGGTGACGGCATGGTTTCGACAGCGCTGAGCAACGCGGTGACGATCAGACCGGGATCGAAGAACGGATCAGCCATGACGTGATCTCTGAGCGATCATGACACCGCCTGATCCAGCGCGCGCCGCACGATGTCGAGCATGGCCTCGCGATCCTCAGCGGGCAGGTCGACCGCCCCGCCTCGGATCGGCAGGAACGGCCGTGCTGGGATCGGCGCACGCGCACCGCGCGGGGTGTTGTAGAACTGATTGAGCGGGTTGCCGAATTGGTGGACGGCGGCGTAGACCACGTTGGTCCCGACCTGAACCTGGGTCCGACTGGCGCGCGCCGTGATCGATGCCGCGAGCCGTCCGGTATCGCGCAGGATCTGTGCACTGGTGCCACGTCGCCGCTCGAGCGTCACTTCCGACAGCGGCGTCCAGCGTTGACCCCACGGGGTCTCTTCGCGACGAAAGCTGAGATCGCTGCGGGTGACCAGGACCTGGCCCAGCGCATCCATGACGGGCGTCAGATCCTCGACCCGCGCGGCGAGCTGATTGAGTGCGTCCTGGAGCTCGCGATCGTCGAGCGTGACGGTGAAGCCGCTCACTGTGCGTAGGTCTCCCAGAGCGCGTCGGAATAGGTCAGGGTCCGCGTGGTCGCGACCGGATGTCCACCGGTCAGCCCTGACGAGGCTTCCGGATCTAGCAGCACGCGCCCGGCCGCCACGGCCCGGAGCCAATCCCGGACAGCGAGCCCGTCGCGGACGATGGGGTGCACGTCGTCGAGCGCATGGTCCTGATGCGCCAGCATCCGCGCGAGCACCATGCACTTGTCGCGCACAATCGCGAGCGCGTCCGTGCTCAGTGAGCCAGGACGACGCCAGGAGTCGATTTCGGCACTGGCCGCCGTCAATGCGGCGCTCAGATGCGCGTCGGTATGCGCGGAGAACTCGTCGCGCCCGACCGCTTGTGTGTAGCGCGCGCGCAATTCAGCGACGGAGGCGTAGGCCATCATGTGCACCACAGGATCTGAGATTGAGCAGGAGATAGCCGCCGCCACCGGGGCACCGCAAGCGCGCCTGGCGCAGATGGCGACGGCTCATCACGTGATGCCTCAGACCGTCAACTTGATGACGGCACGCGGCCGGGTGCAGATGTTCAAGGCGTTGGACTGCGCCTCGATATTCCAGCCCTTGCCCATCGGCTTCGCTTCGGCCTTCGCGTAGTACGGCAGCCCGATGGTGTTGACGGTCTCGATGTAGTCAGCCGGGCCAAAGCGGGTCAGGAACAAGCCTGGCACACCCTCTGGGACCGCGTAAGCATCGCTGCCAAAGTTGGCCGTGCTGGTGCCAGGATAGTATTCCCAGGTCGCCCCGAACGCGGTGAAGCTCTGCGAGGGATCGCCACGCAGCTCGGCCGCCTGCACCTGGTTCAGGTAGGTGTCGCGGGTGTCCTTGTCCTCGATCAGCGCGGCCCAGAACGTGCTCGAGCAGAGCACGCGGATCGAGCGGTAAGGGAGACCGCCGAGCGCAGCCCGCAGGTACTCTTGAACATCGAACATCTTGGCGCGGATCGACGAGCGGTTGGTCGCGTGCAGGCCAATCTGCTTGGTCTGCTGCGCAACACCGAACGTCGTGAACAAGGACGTTGCGTTGCCGTTGGCGTCGATGTAGTTGCCCATCACGGCCTGAAGCCGATGATACTCGAGCGTGTAGTCGAGGTTCGTGCGCATCCGCGCGAGCTTCTCGTTGAGGCGGATCGTCAACGCCTCGGCGGCGCTCTCGCTGCCGAAAGCCCGCACGCCTTGGACTTCATCGGCCAGCAGCGCCTCATGCTGCGGCAGATGCGGGATGATGAAAGGCAGCAGGCGTCGATCGCCATCGGCGGCCAGTGGCTGGGCTTCCCCGCCGCGAGGCTTGGGCGAGACCAGCGAGAGCACGCCATCGCGCTCCTCGACATTCACGGTCAGCGTACTGACGCCGGCCGCCTCGAACCACCCGAGCTGTGCGATGCGGGTCGGCTGGAAGGGGACGTGATTGATCGCCGCCGTCAGCGTCTGGAGACGGAAGGCGTCGGGGGTGAAGGGGTCGATCATGGGCATGGCTTAGCTCCGGGCGACAACGCCGACGGTGGCGAGCTGACGCAGCGCCTGGGTTTTCTGAGCAGCCGTGACGGCCGAGCCCCAGACCAGCAGGTCGGACTTCAGCTCGGCGTGCCGGGCGATGGCGATGGCGACGGCGTCTTGCACGGCGGACGTGGCGTCAGTGGCTTCGAGCAGGATGCCCCACGCCTCCTGAGTTCCATCGACCGCGGTCGGATTCCAAGCCTTGGCCTGGTTGCTGTGAGTCGCCACGATGATGTTGAAATAATCACCCACGGCGAAGTTGGTCGATCCGTCAGTCAAGGTGAAATTGACGTGATCGCTGGTGAAGGCTTTCGTCGCGCCTGCGCTGTCGGTCATCACGACCGTGCCAATCTGCGCGCCATCGGGCGCGAAGACCTGGAACGTCCCGCCATGAGTCGACCCGGCCGCGGTGCAGA